TTTTCCGCATCGGTTTTATTTGTACCCTTATGTATTTGTTCTATTTCAAAATTTCGTTGTGCTAATGTTTGTGCTATTAATGCTTCCATTTCATTTATAGGTTTATCTAATTTATCACTAAACCTAGGTGCTTCTGGAATAGGTAATGCCATTGCATTTTGAAACTCATTTACTCTAACAGCTAAATCATTATCAAATTTATTTTTTCTATCTGTATGAATATCTTCCGATGTAACTAAATCAGGTTTTTTTAAGGTCAATGGAGGTTTTTGCTGATTCTTCTGATTCTGTTGTGTGTGAATATTCGTTATAAAAGTAGAAATAAAATTTTTATTCAATTGAAATAAATTAAAGGCGGTAGGATTCATTTTCTCTCCTTCATAATATGTTATAAGTTGATTGTTAAAATAATTTTTAATACTGGTTATTTGATTTGGATCATTTGTATGGATCACATTTTCATCTAGAATTACCTCCCATAATATCTCAACATTGTCGGGTTTTATAAATTCAGATACATTGCTCATTATTTTTGTATTATACTGAATAATACATGTATTATTTATATACTTATATGCTAATAGTATCTAATGAAGTAGGTAGTTTTGTAATATACAAAGAAAGAAATGCTTGTTGTATTTTATTATCAAAATCCTTCATAAACATTTCCAGACCATTTAGATTATCCTCTGAATTGTCATTATTTATCAAATATTCATTCAGATCCAAAACCATTTGTAATTTTACATTTGTCCATTTGCTTGTTAATTTAGTTACCAATAGACCCGTATATAGGAGCGACATTGTGTCAGGTTTAAATAATTTACTATTGTATGGTTTATTGAGATGATTTAATATCAAGTTGGAATAATAATGCAGACATAGCACAATAGTGGGACTAGATTTATATGTTTGATCTAATTTTGATAACCCATTCAATGCACATTCAAATAAATGTTTAATATTTGGCATTTTTGCTATAAATGTGTCGGATAAAAAATGTTTACAAGCGAGTTCAATAGGATTGTATAAAAAGTGTAGGTCTTCTTTCGTATTTTGCAACATAAATCTAACGATAGGTTGAAATATTCCATTCTCTTGTATACCTACTAAATTATTACATATGCTTATTTTTGTACCAACAGGTTTATGACTAATAATGGCTAATTTTATGATTACTGACAACGGGTCTAATATAAATTGTTTACACATATGTTGTTGTTCCTCGTATTGTTTATCTGATAATTTCACTTTATTGGAAGATTGATCTATAACCTCGCTGGTTTGTTCTATTGATTTAGTTGGTGTATCTATTGGGATATCTACTAGTTTATCTACGGATTTATCAGCTAGATTATCATCAGACTTTTCGGCGGGTTTATCATAAGACTTATTTTTGTTTATTTTATCCTGTTTACTATTCATTTTATACTAAAACAACAAAATGTTTTTATTATAAAATTGTGAATTATGATATTTATAATGAGTCGTTGAAATATATCTTACGAAATTTTTCCATATATTTATCATATAGGATATGCTTTTTAAAATAATCACTTGTATGTCTATCTTCTAACATATGTGCTATAAAATATAAACTATATACACCACATTCTGTATCTCCATATTGATGTTCTACAGGATAATTTTGATCAAATTTAAAATTTATGGGAGACTTTAATGTTTTTCCTTGTTTTTTCACTCTTTCAACAAATGTCATCATCTCCTTTGGTATTTCATCTCCAGCACTATCGAAATAAAATATTATCGATTTTTTGATATTTATAAACATGGAAACCCAATGACTCCCTCCAAGATTATGTGGATCTAAATTAAATATAATCCCTATTTTAAATTTACCATTTTTGATTTCATTCTCTAAATTAAAATGACACAACTCCTCCCACACACATTCGCCATATAATTGATGTGTATCGAAGTCTATGGGAGATGGGCCTATAAAATCAAAACATTTATACGCCTTTTCATATTGTTTCATAACATTTAATATATCCATACTAGAAAGCCATTCATTGGGATTCTTTTTCCATTCAGATGGGGATACTGGTGCAAAAGAACTAGCTAATTCTTTGTCTAATTTTCCATTGACAAATTTCTGTTTTAACCAACAAGACTCTGTATTGCAAACATTGCTCATATTGCGATTTAATTGTTCCCATATCTCATGTGAGTCATTTGTAACTATTTTAGCATCAGGGTGTCTGGCATTCCATAATTCTTTTAATTTATATATAGTATCATCTTCTAAACAACTAAACCCATTTTTCTTCTCTTTTGGACTACATCTTAATTTTATTAATTTGGAATAATTATGTAGCTTTTCTTTAAACTTTAAGGTTTTTGTATTGCGTTTAGTATTATTACGCCTACTGGAATTTTTATTTTTATTTTTGTGAATTTTTCCTCCTTTACTTTTATTTTTATTTTTTCGAGTGATTGTCTTTTTCCAATATAACATTTTCGTCATATTTATTAGTGATATTTTTCTTTTTACGAATTCCTTTATTTTTCAAAATAGGGTCTTTTAAATTAATATCCTTTTGTTGTGGTATTATAGGTTCTATCTCCTTTTTAGTAATCGTTCTTTTTACTAATTTTTCAAGCGCATTGGGTTCCATTATTTTTATAGAACGCATCATTAATTTGTTTATTTCATCTATATTGTCTATATTGTCTATATTATCTATATTATCAAGACGAGTAGCATTACTTATAGACCCTAACATGTAATCATAGTCCTCTTGAATTATATCAGATGTATCAATAATTTTAAAATATGAAATACACGTTTTTATATAATTATCAAACGTATTTCGTACATCTGGAAATAATGTAGATGGTTGCTCATTGCTTAATAATTGTTTTGTCAAATCATATATGCGCTTTTTATAAAATTTTTTATCTTTTTTATTATTTATAGTAATATGCGGTTGCATTTTACTATCAATGGATTTTCCATATAGATCTTTATTTATTAAGTATTCTAGATCTATATCAGAAAGTTTATTATCAATCATATTATAAATATGACTGATAATAATTAATATATATTTACACAGATACCCATCTAAATAGTTTATATTTCTTCGGCTAACGCCTTCGGAATATCTCCGTTTTCCTCTACACCTATCTAATATTTACACCCATTTGCAGTTTTCCCTGTTAAATCCTTAATTTGTTGACGTGTGCAGTTGTTAAATAGTCCATCTCCCACATTTTCGGGATTAGGATTAAATGAATTAAATTTTTCCTTAGTAAATAACTCTGGAAAAGGTTGATATTGTTGTCCACCTTGTTTGTCTGCTTTAAAACTAAATTTATATAAATCGCTATTGCTATTAGGTACGTATACAGATTGACTACATTTTTGCAATGCATAAATTTGATTTCTTAATTCAGACTCTACATTTACATTTGATGCATAGCCTGACCATGGCGCGGTAGCATTCCCTGGATTAAAAATCTTACTTGTATTATAAACAGGCATTTGTTCTAAAGGAGTTTTAATAGTCGCTCTAGGATCAACTATGGGCATGATAGAATATTTTGTCATAACCGGCCTAACATTTAAATACGGCTGCAGAATTTGGGACGGAATATTTCTATCGTATATCCTTCTATTTATTGAATCCGTTATTTGGGATGTATTCTCATTTTTACCAAAAGCATATGTTGACGCCATTAATATAATAAAACATATTATTTTAATATATTACTATCTAATAATTCTAAATATGGAAAACGTAAAAAGAAAACGTAAAAAGAAAACGTAAAAAGAAAACGTAAAATATATAATAAATATTTATTATATACATAGATGTTTGACAAAATAATACATGATTTGCAGGATAATATGTTCAATGTATTCGTTTTTATTTCGTATCTAACGTATGCCGGGTTAGCATTCGGGATATTCAAAAATTCACCAGCATATTTGGATGATCTAGATTATTATATAAAAATTTATATTAGTTTATTTTTATTATGGCGTTTCAACACATTTAGGGATATTAAATTTAATGAACTAGATAGAA